TGGAACTTCGTAACTTGTCGACGAACGTCAGACTCTTTCTTCGTTCTGACATTTCCTTTACCGGAAGTGTTAGTATGGAAAGGACAATGATGTACGCTCGGGAAACCGTGAGACGAGTGCTCGGAGACGCTCCTGATGTCGAGGTCCTTTACGGGACCTTTACAAATGGGGCGTCGACGGGTGTCAAGCGGTCATCGACGTCGATAGCGGTGAAGTTCAAGATGGGAGCGGATGTTACCCTTCCATGTTTAGCGAGGTTCAGGACTATCCTGGATCTCTGTGAGACGTGGACTCAGTATAGATATGGTTTCGACCATTTCCGTATTGTGAAAGGTGGCACTCTGTTTACTGTTCCTAAAAACAGCGAGATTGATCGGTGCGCTGTAAAAGAGCCCGATCTGAACATGTTTTGTCAGAAAGGCATCGGAGCGTTTATTCGTAAGCGTCTTCGCTCTTGCCTAAGGATTGATCTCAACGATCAAACCCGCAACCAACGACTGGCCCGTCTTGGGTCAATCGATGGTTCTCTGGCAACTCTGGATCTAAGTAGCGCATCTGACCTCGTCTCAGAAGAGATAGTCAGACAGCTATTACCAGAGCCGTGGTTTGATCTCCTAAACGACTGCCGCTCCCAAGTGGTGGAAGTGGACGGAGTTGACCACGAGTTGAACATGTTCTCCAGCATGGGTAACGGATTCACATTCGAACTAGAATCGCTCATCTTTTGGGCGGTGTCGAATGCGGTTTGTCGCCAGCTGGGTCTCAAAGGTACCATTTCCGTATACGGGGACGATATCATTGTCCCTTCAGGTGCTGCCGGCCTTCTTGCGAAGGTACTCCAATATATGGGTTTCAAGGTTAACACCAAGAAATCCTTTTGGACCGGTTATTTCCGCGAATCTTGCGGTAAGCACTGGTATAAGGGCGTGGATGTAACTCCTTTCTATGTGAGAGAGCCTATTTCTCACGTAGCCAGGATGGTTCATTTCTTGAACCGCCTGCGGGCCTGGAGCGAAAGCTCTAGGATGGAAGGCATCTGTCTCTCATTCACCTACGACTTCTATCGGAAGTGGATGAGAAGGGTGCCGACGAGTCTCTACGGAGGGAAAGATACCTCTTCGATCGAGTCTCTGGTTACGCCCCACAAGCCGCGCATGCGGCTGGTAAGAGCGAAGGTTCAAATCGAGCCTGATGCTTTGGGTGCGTATCTCCATTGGTTACGTGCCGCGGACGGCAGGGTATGTCTGGGGAATAACCCCTTAGTGACCTCGGTTATTAAGGATGACACCTCACGATATCACCTTCGCCGAAGTGCGGATACTAGGAACATCAAGCATCCTGAGTGGCCAGAAGAATGGCTGCTCGAGAATCTTGACGCCTAGCAGGCACGGCCCACATATTTGGCCGTTGGGTT